GTTGAGCACCAAGAACCTTGAATAAAAGAGCATCACAAGTTAAAGATGAACAGTAGTCAACGTTTTGATCAGGTTGGACTACCCAGATAAGTTCCTTAACAGGATGGTTAAAGTTCAACTTAATCTTATTGGAAGATGAACCAACTGATTCATCACCAGTGAATTGAAGTTGAGTAATCAAATATTCGTGTGGGTTTTGGGCCATTCTACGACGTTCATCAGTATCCAAGAAGACATAATCAACGTAAAGAGAAGCAGCAACTAAAGATTGGTTATAAGCAATAGTGGCTGGGACTGGGCGCCCAACAGAGTATTGACCTTTTGCTCCAGAGTAAGGATTTGTGTTACAGTTCAAAGTAGTAACAGCCCATAAACACTCATCAATTGGACGAATATCAAGGTTAATCTTGACTTCATGGTATTGAAGAGCGATTAAAGGAAGGGCAAGACCAGGGTTGGTACAGAACCAGAATTGAAGAGGAACATAAAGAGTTGTTTCAGGAAGAGCATTACGAGGAGCACAAACTTGACGCGGAGCTAAGGAATCACAAGGAGATTCAACATCAGCGAAAGAAGGATCAGTAATGAAAGTTAATTGAGTTGTGTTACCAATCATCTTGAAATAACCACGGGTTTGTTCAGAAGTCATGGTTAATTGATTCCAGATGTGCATCCAATCACCATATTGACGATCAATTCTTTGACCACCAATTTCAACTTCAACTTGAGCAATCAATTGTTCACCCGGATAATCGAGCCAACGGGCATATACACCAGTGTTCTCTCCACTTGTGTAGTTTCCAAGACCCATAAGTTGGTTAATCTCAGGAAGAGTAACTTGTAAATAAGTACGGTAAGCAAGATCACCATTTCTGGAGATAACACATTGTACACGACGACCGAAATCGGCTTGACCGTTGAAAGTTTGTTCGATAGATTCTATGGCAAAGTTAGTATATCTACGATAAGTAACTTTCCAAAAAGTAATTTGAGGATTACCAGTAAGGTAAACATCTTGAGCACCATAAGCTACGAGTTGCATTAAACCACCTCCCATTTTATAATATGACTAAAGAAAAAAATTTTTTGGAAATTAAATTAATTATTTTAATTATTAAATTAATTTTAATAATAAAATTAATTTAATTTTTTTAAGAAATGATTTTATTTAAATCTAAATTGGTTTTCATAAATTTCAACAAATATGCGTCTTCGAGCACCTCTTTTTTTCCTTCATGACCTTTTGAAAATACATAAGAGTCACCTTTTTTTTTTACAGACCATCCTTGCTCAATAGAATTAAAAAGTAAAAGCATTTTTTGAAATTTAATGGCATCCACTTTTAAATTTTCATTATTTTCTAAATCTTTTAAAGAATCTAAATTAATTTTGAAGTCCATTATTTTAATTATAGAAAACTAAAAAATGCTTCTAACTTATAATAAATACTAATTATATTCTCACTTGTTTACATCATTAATATATAATCTTTTCCTATAAAATCGTGAGTAATGTAGTTCTTCATTTTCTAAAATTTTAATATTACTTCTAATAATATCTCCATTATCATTGGAATAATAAATATTTTTTATTTTATAACCTTTCTTTTGAGGTAATACCTTAATATTTTTTATACAATTAGCACACGGTTTCGAGTTTTGTAATTTATTATTTTTCGAAAATCTTACTACCATTATATTAATTTGTTCTAATTTTTTGTTTCGCTCTAATGGTTTTAATTTATTAATAGCATCATGTTCAGCATGAATACCGTTTTTATTTCCATAAATATCTCCCATTTTATTAAAACCGAAACTTAAAATATTCAGTTTTCCATTTGATACATTCCCTTGTATAAGACAACACGCATGATTATAATTACCGCACAAACAAGATGATATTTTATTTATACCATTCTGGTAAGAATTAATATCAGTATCATTTGGTAAACAAAACCGCTTCATAAACAATATATCGAGTATATTTGACATTCTAATTTATTTTTATCCAGTTACTGGATTTAAAATGTATAAAAATAATTCAATTTTTTTTATAAATAATTCTAATTAAAATTTTTAAATATATATTTTCTATAATATAAATTAAATAAATATTCATAAAAATATAAAAAGAGTTATGCCGTCTTTTAAACCAAAATCCAGCAAAAAGATAAAATTTAATAAAAAATCTGTTGTTACGCTTGATACGAAGCATAAAGAATTTTTAAATGAATTTTCTAAAGACGAAGATATAATATTAGAGAATAAATATGAAATACATGCTTTAAAACAAAAATTAAATGACGAGAAAAATAATCTTTCTGTAGAAGAAAAGCTTGAATTAACAGATAAAATTACAGAATTAAAGGCAAATATTAAAGAAACGAATCAAAAGAAAAAAGAATATTTACTTGATAATTCGAAATATATATTTGAATATTTTGAGAATAAAAAAAACATTTCAACTGGAACTAATACACAAACTACAAATAGTAAATCAAAATTAGTTAATAATTTTTTTAAAATTAAACAACAAATAAATGAGGAAACTAATTTAATTCAAAAAAATAATAACAATATTGTTTTAAAATACTTAACTAATATTAGCGATGATTTTTTAGATATAAACAATTTTGTTTATCAGACAGATATATGCCAAGTATGTCATAAAGGTGAATTGATTCCATTAGAAGAAGATGGTATGTTAATATGTAATATTTGTTCCAGAAGCATTCCTTATCTTATTGAAAATGAAAAACCATCTTACAAAGAACCTCCAAAAGAAGTTTGTTTCTATGCTTATAAACGTATCAATCATTTTAAAGAAATATTAGCGCAATTTCAAGGAAAAGAAACAACTCAGATTCCTCAGGATGTAATTGATAATATTAAATTACAAGTTAAAAAGGAAAGAATTACTCTTAATCAAATAACTAATATAAAAACAAAAGAAATACTAAAAAAATTAGGCTATAATAAATACTATGAACATATACCATTTATTAAAGATAAATTGGGAATAAAACCACCTATAATGTCACCTGAATTAGAAGAAACTTTGTGTAATTTGTTTGTTGAATTACAGGCACCTTATTCTAAATTCTGTCCTGATCACCGCGTAAATTTTTTAAATTATTATTATACAGCTTATAAGCTTTGTGAGCTTTTAGGAGAGGATAAATATTTGGAGCATTTTCCTATGTTAAAAGACCCAGAAAAAAGAATGGAACAGGATGTTATTTGGAAGAAAATTTGTCAAGAATTAGATTGGGAATTTATTCCCACGGTTTAAAGATTAGCGACGGTTTAAAGCTTAGCGACGGTTTAAAGCTTAACGAGATATAATAATATTTCTATTATATTATTATATTTATGAGAAATTTGAAAGTTATGTTAATTCAATACCTAAGATTCTCTGATATAATAATAATCCAGCATCTTGAATAGGTAATATATAAGCAAATGTATCACCAATATTGTTATGAGAATGCCATAATCCAGGAGGGGTTATAAACATTTCAGAAGTATTCCAGTGAATTTTTTGTGGATTTTTAATATTTCCATTTTCATCTAATTCATCACCTATTAATGTATATATATTATTACTGTCATCACATTTAATACATAAATCTAACGCAACTGAATTATGTCTATGAGGTTTCTGTATTGTATTTGGTGACAATTCATTGTATAATACCGACAAAATATGTGTAATCGTGTTATTTCCAATTCTTTCTGTGTCTTTATTGCTTAATAAAATTCCTTTTCTATTATTATTTACGATTGATAAATTCTTTAAATTACTTAATAAAAATTCTTTATTGTAAATAGCTGGTAAAAATATCTTTTTTCTTGGTACACAACCTAAGAAGTTAATTAACGGACTATCATTTATATAGTAAATATTCAAGTCATCTTCTCCAATATTATAAATTGAAAGAGAACTGAATACGGGACATATAAAAATATCACCAGATGAAATTAAAAAATTTTCTTCGTCAAAAATTATTTTACATTTACCATTTATTATATAAAATAAATGCGACGAGACATTGATACAATCAATAGTATTTTGAAAGTCTAAATTATTATTTTTAGATAGTTTAATAAAACTTGCTAACAAATTAGGAGACGTACATTTATGTGACATATTATATAAATCTGAAAAATCAATAAATGTTATTCCATAATCACAATCTTTTACATTTTTTTTAGCAATAGGTATACTTGTTAATTTTGGATTAACATTTTTTTCATATTCATAGGCAGATATATATTCTTCTTCCATATATAATTTTATATAATTTTATATTATATTATATCTTTAAGTAACTTTTTAAATAAATATTATATTTATTTACAAATTTAACCATTATGCTTTATAAGGAAATAATTTCAACATATTTGTGTTATATATTGAATAATTTGGGTCGTAACTATTAGCACCTACTCCATTACCATAACAAATACCACCTCTCTGTTTATGCCTTCTATTTTTACGTGTTTTTCTTCCCTTTTTTCCATATCTTTTTTTAGTACTTCTTCTACGTTTTTTGCCACCAAATAATTCATCAGCACCTGTTGTATAACCACTATTATCTGTTTCTGTTGTATCTAAATTAGCTAAATCTTCAAAATCACCTGGTACAATGCTTTGTTCTGTAGTATAACCACTATTTTCACTTGTATTTAAATGAGACAAATGTAATGAACCTTGAGATTGAAACGAATCATCGTTGCCCATATCTAAGTTGTGAGAATCTTCATCATTATGTGGAATAGGATGTAATACATCCATACCACCTTTCATAGTTCCACGTCTTACTCTTTTTTGTATTCTATGTCTAGTATGTCGTTTTGCCATAATATATTATTATCAGATTTAAATATATTTATCTAAGATATTTCCATTTTTATCAAAAATCCAAATCTCATAATTTAATCCTAAATCTTTACCTGCTTTTTGTTTTTCAAACACATTATTTTTTTCTTGATTAGTAAACGTAGATTTAACTTCAATACATCTATTTTGACTTTTAATGTAAAAATCTACATAATGTCTTCTTCTTTTTCCATTTTTGTCATTTATCCATATTTCAGGAACATCTTTTCTTTTTGTAATAATATCATCTTCGTAAATTTTTTCGACTGAAAGTAAATAATCCAACATAAAGTTTTCATAACCTTGAAGATATATTTGTTTTCCTGATGGCAGAGTGTATTACTAATTGTCTAAAGTTTTTGGTAAATTTTTTTAAGCAATCAATACATTTAAATTCAATAAAGCTTTCTCTTGTAATATCATTATTGCTATTATTATTAATAAGAGTTATTTTGTTTTCATTACAATAGGTAATTAGTGTGTCACTATTATATTTCATTCTTATGTATAAATAAAATTTTATATTTAAATTATTTTCATAAAAGCATATTTTTATTATTTTATGAAAAATTTATTTTACCTTATCATTTATGGTCTAAAACCCACCTGGAAATTTTACAAGATTCGCTCCAATACCAAATCCAGCACCTGATCTTGCTGTAACTCCCATGGATGGGACATAGGTATCAAGAATGCTAAATGTTGCGGCGGCAGTTAAAGAAATTAATACAATTTCCTCAATATTCAGAGAACGTTTAGGAATAGCATAAGCAGCAATAGCAACCATCAAACCTTCTACAAGATATTTGATAATTCTCTTAACAAGTTCACCAACGTTGATTAAACCGTTCATTATATTAATAAATAAGAAAAAATAATTATTGCGATAAAAAACTTAAAAATAAATAATTAAATTAATTATATGGATAGAGCTAAATCTAAACAATCTAAAAAAACTGGTTTTGAGAGAAAATTAGTTAATGGAAAAGAAAATGCTAAATACGTTGATTTATTAGAAGAGGATAAACCAATCGCTGGACAGAAATTTGTATGTATGTCTTTTTGTTCTCCCGAAAAAGTTCTAAAGCAAAAGGAAATTTTTTTTTTCGAAGAGTTCCTAAAGAATTGGGAATTTAATAAGTCTATGGAAAAATTCCTACAATTTATAAATTTTATTTCTTATAAATATAACATGTCATTTGAAGAGTTGAATAAAGATTTTAAAGACTTTGTTCAAGAAGAAAAAGATAATTTAGTTAAATCAAATTTAGCAGATGATTATAAAACATATATCGACAATCATGAAGACGATATACAAAAGAAATTTGATATTGAAAATAATTTTCAAACAAGCACAAGAGGATTGAAAATAAGAGGTGTTTATCCAACACAAGAAGAAGCTGAATTAAGATGTAAAATGCTAAGAGAAATAGATCCAAATCATGATATTATGGTAGGGCCTGTTGGTATGTGGATGCCATGGGATCCAGAAGCATATAAGACAGGACGTGTTGAATATATGGAAGAAGAGCTAAATCAATTGATGCACGAGAAACAAAAGAATGAGAATAATGCTAAACAAGCATTTGAACAGCGTGTTAAAGAAACAAAGCAAAAGGCTATAGAAGAAAATATTAAGAATGCGGAAAAATCTGGTAATACATTATCACAAACTATTGATGAAAATGGTAATTTAATTGGTGTAAATAATACCAATACACAGGAATTTTCTCTTGGTGAACAGGAAAATATCTCAACTGCTGATATTTGTAAAGAATTATTTGAAGGTGAAAGTATTGTGGTTGGAAAATCAGATTATGGTCAAAGTCAATTAAAATCTGGACCTTTTGCTACAAATAAAAAATAAATAAAATAATTATATTTTAACCAATATGAGATTTTTCATATTACCAACTACTTGTCTTTTTAACATTAATTCTCGGGCCTGCGCCTCGTTTTTTAGTCTTATTTGGGTCATATTGTTCTTCTTGGTCTTCATCAGGTAATCCTTTCGATAATTCCCAAAATTCTTTAGACCCTAATTTAAAGTCATTATGATTATCTGCTTTATAATAAAAGACTTGGTCATTTAATTTATTAGATTTAGAGTTATTATTTATTACCAAACACTCATAATTTTCGGTACATTGATCCATAACTTGACAAAAGGCTTCAAATGTTGGAAACATTCCAGCATAGTTCTCATATATTCTTTTTCTATTCGCAATGTAATTTTCTCTCAAAATGAAGACATAATCTATATTGGTTCTCAGTGTTGGAGGGATACCTAATGGATATTGCATAGTAATAACCAACATAATCTTCCAATGTCTACCGTTCATAAAGAGTAGACGCATAAGTTTATCGCGAGACCATGTATTGTCATATAAACAATCATCTAATATAACAAATGCTCGTGGATCAATGGTTGTGCGTTTATAAGTTTCCATTTCTTTTTTAACTTGTTTTAAAACAGTCCTTTGACGCTTTAAAATATTCTCAATAATTGCTGAATTATATTCATGATGTATGAATAATCGTGGAACCATTTTACCATAAAATCCATTACCTTCTTCTGTGCCAGATATTACTGTTCCAATCGGAATATCTTGCTGGTAATATAGTAAATCACGAACTAAAAAGGATTTACCAGTATCACGCTTACCAATTAGAACTACAACAGGTCCTTTATTTTCATTAGGCTTAAACTGGATGCTTTTCATATCAAATTTCCTTAGTTCTAAAGTCATATATATACTTTTAAAGAAAAATTAGTTAAATTTAACGCTAATAAATTTATATATTTTACACCTTTGGATATTTAAAACGCCTATTTTTAGCGAAGTAAATTTAATTAAAATGTGAAATTTTAGAAACTTTTATATAATAAATACTTTAGAATTTTTTATCAAAATTATATATGTTCATTAAATAATAAGTTAAAAATACATTTAATTTATATTTTAATTCACTAAAGATGTTGACTATTAATTATCAGAAAAGAAAAAATTCTGAACTATTTAAATCTTTTGAAGATTCTAACTCACTTTTTCTCTCTAAAACACAAAACTATATACCAATTTACAGAAGATTCTTTAATCTAAATGATAGTAATTATAATACTATTAATCTTAATAATAAATGGTATATATCTAATATTAACCCTGAAGAAGAAATAAGAGACAATGGTAATATTTTTATATGTAAAGTAAAAAATATAGAAACTAATAAAGTTAAAGAAAAAGAAGTATTTTTTAAAATGGCACCATTACTGGATCCATATAAATATATGGTTGGTAAATATGATATATCAAACGCAAAATTATTCAATTTACCAAAATTAAATTCTACTACAGATGATTGTAATTCAAAAATTATAGATCTAAATAATTCTGCTTATGTTGATGGGTTATTTTTGTTCTTAACAAATCAACTAAAACATTCTTATAAGTTTATTCATGGTATAGAATATTATGGCTCCTTTTTGGCCATTAAAAATGATTTCAAAATAAATGTATTCGATGATATTGATTATTTGACTGGTTCAGAATTTTTTAGTAATAATAAAAATAATCTATTCAAAATAGATGATTATGACCATTTATTTACAAATGAATCACCAAACTTAAAACCAATTAAAATTGGAAATAATATAAGTATTAAATCATTAAATTCTATTGATAATCAAATGTTTGATGGTGTATTTGAGGATAATAATAATGCTATTGATTTGAATGATTTAAAGGATATGTCATTAGAGTTAATTGATATGAATAATGTTACATTACAAAGTGAACATCAAGTAACATTAAAATCGCATTCTACATGCTCTTCACGTTCATCTCATACAAATGACGATGATTTAGATAATAATTGTGAAAATTGTGAAACTAATTCAGATGAAATGTATAATGAATGTTGTGAAAATATATATGAAGAAAAAGGAGATGAAGAAGGAGAAGATGATGAAGAAGAAGATGAGGAAGAAGAAAGAATAAATGTTACTATACCTAAATTTCCAGTTCAAGTTATTGGCATGGAATATTGTGAAAATACATTCGATAGTTTAATTTTAAATAATGAATTGACCATAGAAGAATGGTATTCATGTCTTATGCAAATAATAATGATTTTAATAACTTATCAAAAAGCATTTCATTTTACACATAATGATTTACATACAAATAATGTAATGTATAACAAAACAGATAAGAAATATTTATATTATTGTTATAATAAGAAGTACTACAAAGTTCCAACTTTTGGCCGCATATTTAAAATTATTGATTTCGGAAGAAGTATATTTAAATTTCATGGTAAATTATTTTGTAGTGATAGCTTTCAGTCGGGTGGTGATGCGGCAACTCAATATAATACAGAACCTTATTTTAATGATAAAAAACCAAGATTAGAACCAAATTATAGTTTTGATTTATGTAGATTAGCATGTTCTATTTTTGACTATATAATTGATGATTTTGAAGAGATAAAAGATTTTAGTAAAATTAAAGATCCTATAAAACGTCTTGTAGCAGAATGGTGTTTAGATGACAAAGGTATTAATATGCTTTATAAAAATAATGGTATAGAGAGATACCCTGATTTTAAATTATATAAAATGATAGCCAGACATGTTCATAATCATACACCTCAAGCTCAATTAGAAAGACCAGAGTTTGACGCATTTTCTAAAGGAATAAATGGAGATATCAAAAATATGGACGAAGTTATTAATATAGACAAAATTTCAAGTCATATTTGAAACATAGTTATAAAATATATAAATCATAACTGCATTTTCACTCATTTTTCTTTTTGGTAGGTGTAATCAATGTCTTCTATGTTTTCTGGATTTTATATGTTTTCTGGATTTTCTCCTTTTATATTTACCTCCTCGTCCAATTCTACCTTGTTGTCCAAGCATAGCATTAGCTGCTAATGAACCTTGTCTATCTTCATAAATATTTTGTTTTCCTAAATTAGAAGTTGATAATTGCTGAATCTCACCTTGTCTTTCATTTAACTTATCAATCTGTGATTGAGTTGTCCTCATTCTACTTTCATTCAACCCTGTTTTTTTAAGAGTAACACCCCAAGGATTGCTCATATATAATACAATTACATTTAAAAAAAAATAATTATATTAACTTTTTATTTATTTATTTTTTATAAATAAAATTCATAATACATTTTATTTACATATATATTATGGATAGTTATGGATTTATTATTACAAGACATGTTAATTCAGAAAAAACAAATAAATATTGGAACAATTGTATTAAATTAATAAGAACGTTTTACCCTTATAAAAAAATTGTTATTATTGATGATAGAAGTAATTATAATTATGTAAAGGCAGAATTTGATTATAAAAATTTAGAAATAATTAATTCGGAATTTCCTGGAAGAGGAGAACTTTTACCGTATTATTATTATTTAAAACACAAATTTTTCAAAAACGCTGTTATTATACACGATAGTGTATTCTTCCATAAAAGAATAAATTTTGATTTGTTAAATGGTATGAAAGTTCTTCCATTATGGTTTTTTAATTCAGATAAAGAAAATCTTGTAAACACAATAAGAATTTCAGCAAGATTAAAAAATAGTATATTGATTAATAATAGAGTTTCTAATGAATTTAATGTTCTTGGAATGAACATAGATAAATGGTATGGTTGTTTTGGTGTTCAATCATATATTAATTTAGAGTTTTTACAGTTTATTGAACAAAAATATGGTATAACTAATTTAATTCCAGTAGTTGAGTGTAGAGCCGATAGATGTTGTTTAGAGAGAATATTCGGAACAATTTTTTTTTCAGAATCCCCTAATTTGTTTAAAATGAAATCTTTGTTTGGTGACATAATGAAATATCAAAAATGGGGTTATACTTATGACCAATATATAAAACATATTAAAAAAGGCTTTGTTCCGGCAAGTGTAGTGAAAGTTTGGACAGGAAGATAAAAAAATATACTATATAATATTTATATATTTGAATTTATTTAATTATTATACTATTAATCTTCTCTGTATTCATATTCTTCTATTATTTCATCATTTACTTGATCTTCATTTTCTTCCATTATTTCTTCATCATTATCTTGTTCTTCTTCTTCTTCTTCTGGTAATTCAATATAAGAACCATTTTCATATTTTACTTTTATACTGTTAAACAAAATGTTCATATTTATTACTTCAGGTTTTTCGGTATCAGAAGTAAATAACTTTTGAATTTGAGAATCATCACGAAATCTAACTGTATAAGTTTGTTGTATATTATTTCTCCCAATACGTCCCATTGCTTGAATTACTTTTTCCTGAGTTAAATTCAAATCTTTACTTAAGAAACAATGACAAAATTGATAATTTGTACCATAAATATAATCGCTTGAAGCAATAATCATATATAACTTTTGTTGGTCTGCTAATTTTTTCATTATTTCTGTGTAAGTTATATTTTCGTGATTAATGAAAACACCAATACCCATCATTAAAAGCACTTTCCATAAATTATCTACACCATTCAATGCCATAATGTCAGAAACTACTTCTTCATCTATTGAACTTGTAAATGTATTTGTGATATTTATATTTGGACACCATTTTTCAATGTGGTTTTTTTTATTTGGAACAAATGTTTCATTTAATGATGCTTGTTTAATCATAGTTCTTAAATAGTTAATTTTTTCAGTTAATTTATTCAATACACTTTTACTTGAATCATCTGTTACATCTTTACTAAGTTTCCTTGGATCTTTATTAGATTTATTTCTTCCAGTAACACGTTGACCTCCATGAAAACTATTTACATTATTCTTTACTCGTGATTCAATACCTTCTTTAATAACATCTACTTCAACTTCAATTTCACAAATTTGTCTGTTTATAATATTATTGTATTCGATTTTTTTCATAATATCTTCCATAATATGAGTAGGAATATTTGCTTGTTGTACACAAAATCTTGCTATCTTCTCAATATCATTGGAAATAAATATTGTTGGGCCATCTGTTAATGTATATGCATCTTTTGTTGTAATATATACGCCTGATGTTCCCTCTGGTTTTGGCTCTTGTTTTATTATTTGTTCTGATGCTAATCTTGAAAGAGGAGCTCCTACGGAATTGTTTGTTGAATTCATATTAGTAACACCTGGTCCTAAACTACGAACTTTTTGTATTTTATTTCCTTTTGTATCCACATTTGTATTTTCTAAAATTCTTGGTCTTCTATTTTCTTGGAAATAGGTATAAATCAATTCCCAATTTTCACCTCTAATATTTCTAAGCATTTCTACATAATAAATTTTTATATTTGTCATATTAATAGAATCCAAATCTTCAAAATGCCTATCAATTAACATTCTATTATTAGCATAATTATTTTTGTTAACAAAACTAATAAAATCTATAACTCCTTTTAAATCAAAATATCTTAACAAAGTCAAATAATTATTACAATGAATTGCTATTTCCATCATTTTTTCATAATTAGAACTCAAATAATGGGGTAAAACTACATAACCATCTTTATTAATTATAGGAATCGATTTTTTACAATCATGACTAACAATGTTACATATTTCAGCTCCTGGAAATTTATTTAAGAAGTCTGGAATTGTCTCTGTCAATTCATCTTCTTTAGGTAAAGTTGCTGATGAAAGAACAACTGTAGGTATTACATTTTCTTTCCAATTTTTTCTAATTGTTTTATGAAATTCGTGTTTATCATAATCCATTGTGATTGTTGGTTCATCCCAATATGTTACTATATCTTTTGCCTGAAAGAATGCTAACATATAATACATAGCAGGTAAATAAGACCTTATATCGCAAATAATTATCTCTATATTATCACCAATACTATTATCGACTTTTTTAATTCCACCTGTTCTCTTATTTCTTGTAAATTCTTTAGCTGCGAAATAATGTAATCTAATATCATCAGCACTTGAACAACCAAACCCAAATGCTATTTTTTTGTTTACAGAAATAGCTGCTCTTGCTAATGCCAAACCAACATGTCTTGCGGCACATACAAATATTATTTTCTTTCTTTCTGATAATGCGATTGGTGTCAATGTTTTGCCTGTACCAGTTGGAGCCATGTATAAAATCAACTTAGGATTCGGTGTTTTAATGATTGTAAATATTTCTTTTTGATGTTCATATAATACCATATCATTGTATTTCAATAAACTTTCATTTTTCTCAATAAATTCAACAGCATTTTCCATAATGACTGATTTTTTAATTTCTTCATTAAATTTATCAAGAACTATATTAACTAATTTTTTTAAATGTCTATTCAATTTCACTATATTGTTTCTAATAAGTTTGTATAAAGTGTAGTAGTGATAATGAAATAATTTTGTATTGTTTAATTTTTTATTTAATAATAAATTTTCTATGTGACTTATTAATAAAATTTCATAAATATCATTATTCATTATATTAGTATCATTGTATCTATCTAACCTAACTCTGTCTGATGAATTAGGTTTTATATTTGCGTCAATTTTCATATTTTTATAATCACTAAAAATTTCTTTTATTTTGCCTTCTATTTCGTCAACTCTTTTACGAAGATATTTATTGAACAAATAATCTTCCATTTTTTCTGAATATTCTATCTTCAAAAATGTAAAGATAGAATTATTTTTATTCACTCTTATTGTTACATCATGAAATCCTGATATAATTAAATTTAATACTGATAATTCTTGTTCAGATACAGAAATCTCAATAGACTCCCATTCTGACTTGTTAAGCTTTCTTTGTTTCAAATCCATTTGATTGGTTTATTTATTAATTTTACAATTAATTCTTTAGATTTATTTTATATCAATTTTTTTATTTAATAAAATTGAAATAAAATAATGAATATAAATACAAATCATAAAATATAATAAAATGATGTTAGATATTCAAATCATTTCAATTGAAGGTAACATTGGTTCTGGCAAATCAACTTTACTTTCTAATCTAAAAAAATATTATAATGACGAAGATGCTGTTATATTTTTGAAAGAACCTCTTGATGAATGGTCTAAAATCAAAGACAAAGATGGTGTAACAATGCTCGAAAAATTTTATTCAAATCAAACTAAATATGCGTTCTCATTTCAGATGATGGCATATATTTCAAGATTAAAATTATTAAAAGATACAGTCGATGAAATTAAAAACAAACATAGCAGTTTCATTAAAAAAAATGTAAATAATAATTCAGTTGAAGAACTAGATGAAAAATTAAAATTATCAAAATATTTTATTATTACTGAAAGAAGTCTTTATACAGATAAAATGGTGTTCGCACAAATGTTATATGATTCATCTAAAAT